GAAGGATGCCAAAAAACTAGTTATCAAAACAGTAGAAACCATCATTGCTGCATCAGCCAAGAGAATAACTGGGCCTAAATCATTTGCATAATCTTTGAATGTATCCAAAATTTCACTCTTCCCTCGGGGAACCCAATTGAAAAATTGGGCAAATAATAAATCATGAATGACTTGGACAATTACCGCTAATATCGCAAAAATAAAAATATTGAATTTCGAGAACATCAAAGGATAAATCAATTGGACAATTAGAACACCAATTGTTATACTTAAAACATCTGCTAATACACCGGCAAGTCCATATTTTTTATACCATTCATGCAGAGTTTTCGATTTAATTTGTCCTAAAATAACACGTAATATTACAATCAAATCAGTTGTAATCGCACCATTAATCAATGGTAAATAATCTACTGCTTTTCTAAAATTACTAATGTCCGCAAACATTTTGAATTATTATATATTTTTATAGATATAATAATTACCATTTATTTTTTTTCACGTTAATTGCAGGACCCTGACGTTTCTTTGCTTTATTTGGGTCATATGCTTCTTCATCGTCAGAACCCATTCCTTTCGAAATTTCCCAAAACTCTTTTGAACCTAATTTGAAATCAGGGTGATTTTCGGCTTTGTACCAAAATATTTGGTCATTCAATTTATTAGATTTAGCATTATTGTTAATTACTAGGCACTCATAATTCTCCGTGGTTTGGTCCATTACTGCACAAAATGATTCCAATGTAGGAAACATACTTGCATAATTTTCCCAAATACGTTTACGATTTGTCAGATAAGGTTCTCTTAAAATAAAAACATAATCAATATTGGTTCTCAAATTAGGTGGAATACCCAGTGGATACTGCATAGTAATAATAAGCATAATTTTCCAGTGACGGCCATTCATAAATAAAAGACGCATCATTTTATCTCTAGTCCATGATTGGTCATATAAACAATCATCTAAAATAACAAATGCACGAGGGTCAATCGTTGTTTTGCGATATGTTTCTATTTCTTTATTAACCTGTTTGAGAATCATTTTCTGTCTTCTTAATACATTTTCAATCAAAACTGTATTATATTCTTCATGAATAAATACCTTTGGAACATGTGCTGAATAAAACCCATTACCTGCTTCTGTTCCGGATATTACTGTTCCAATAGGTACGTCTTGGTGATAATATAGTAAGTCTCTTACTAAAAATGATTTGCCAGTATCACGTCTTCCTATTAAAACTACTACGGGACCTTTGTTTTCATCTGGTTTAAAAGTAATTTCACGCATATTGAATTTTTTTAATTCAAGAGTCATTGCTTCTATTTAGATAATATTATATACGAATAGATTTTTATTATTTACTAAACGTACAAAAATTAGTTTAGAAACACTTTTGAAATATATACAAACCACTTATACTTCTTTTCAAAATTTGTTTAAGAATGTCACATAAGTTCTCGATAGATTATTATAAAATAAAACCAATTGTTCTCGAATCTTTAGAAAAAAGTTTTGTACCAACCAGTGAAGATGTCGAACATGAGTATAATCCTTTTTTAATTTCAGAATTACAAAATTATAATCCTATTTATAATTTATTTTTCAAATTAAATGAGAGTGATTACCATAATATTAGTCTTAATAATGAAAAACATATTGTCGATTTAGAAAATGTTCTCGATATTACCACTAATAAGTTACAGAAACAACCAATTTTTATAAAATTCTCACCATTACTAGACCCAATACGCTATATGATTGGAAAATACAAATCTGATGATAAATCAATACGTATCTTACCAAAAATACAGCGTAGCTATTCTGACAATGATATAAAATCATATCCAAAGTTATTAGACCCAAATAATGCAGCATACACTGATAATTTCTTTAGTTTTTTATCGAGCAAACTAGCAAATACTCATGGATTTATTCATGGTATCAATTTTTATGGTAGTTTTTTAGGAATTCAAGAAAAATATAAAATGAATATTACGGATGATTTGGAATATTTGAATTCATCTACATATTTCAATGAACATAAAAATAAACTATTTACTTTGACAGAAACAACCGAAAATGAATTTAATAATTTCGGTTCTCGCGCAAATAAACATAAAATTCAAATTTCTGAATCCGATAAACATAATATTAGCGCTATTTCACTTGGATGTTTAGATTTAGATTCTATCCCAGATGATGTAAATCTAGATAAAAAAGAAGAATTAATATATGAAAAATCTCATTCAAATAATAATAAAAATAAATGCAACGATAGTAAAGACCGCGATAGCGACGACGATAGCGACGACGATAGTAAAGACGATAGCGACGACGATAGCGATGACGATAGCGACGACGATAGCGACGACGATAGCGACGACGATAGTAATGACGATAGTAATGATAATTCTGATGCTGATAAAAATTCTAGTAATTGGGAAACTGATTCAGGTTCAGAAACAGAAACCGAAGAAAATTATTTTGATGATGAAGAAAATCAAAAATATACATTTATTCGTAATTTTCCGGTACAATTAATTTGTCTTGAAAAATGCGATGGAACTATCGATGAATTATTTGTAAAAGAATTATTGGATACAGATACTGCAGCAAGTGCTCTCATTCAAATTATTATGATTTTAATTACATACCAAAAAACTTTCCATTTTACACATAATGACCTTCATACAAATAATATAATGTACAAAAATACAGATATCGAATATTTATATTATAAATATGATAATAAATACTATAAAGTACCTACTTATGGTAAAATATTTAAACTAATTGATTTTGGACGTAGTATTTACCGTTACGATGGTAACATATTTTGTTCTGATAGTTTTGCAAATGGAGGAGATGCTGCTACACAATATAATTGCGAACCTTATATGAATGATTCAAAACCAAGATTAGACCCAAATTACAGTTTTGATTTATGCCGTCTAGGTTGTTCAATTTATGATTTTATTATTGATACTGATAATAGTGAAGATATCGAAAATTTCGATGAATTTCAAAAAACAATTTATAGATGGTGTTTGGATGATACTGATAAAAATGTATTATATAAAAGAAATGGTGATGAACGTTATCCTAATTTCAAATTATATAAAATGATTGCGAGAACTGTTCATAAACATAGACCTGAATATCAATTAGAATACTCATATTTTAACCAATTTTTAATAAAGGAACTTGATAATTCAGATATTTTATTGATGGATATCGACTTGTTACCTTCTTATGTTTCATAAAAATAAATTCAAGAAAATAATTGAAATTATTTTTGTTTATCTAATAACTAGCATTAGGACGATTATTCTTTACCATATTAGCATCGGCTGACATATCACGAGTAGCCATGCCACCTCGAACCCAACCATTTAATGCAGCTTCTTCAACTAAATATTTTGGATTTTGAACATGTTCTTCCATATTTGTATCAACAGGATAAAGTGAATAATTTGCAAATGATTTATCCATGATAGTAGAAACGCTCTTTTTATCGCTTACAATTTCCCCTTGTTGAAGTTGTGATTCTAATACTGGGTCATTACTTCCACGTCCTAAATAAGGAATTGTTTTGAAAGGGCGTTCCATTAATTGAAGTTTCTCTAGAGGTCGTTCTTGGTCATTCTTAATTAACAGAAGAGAATCAGCATCAATTACTGAACCTCCTAAACCTAATCCACGAGCAGTTCCACTATAATTTACAGTAGGTTGTGAAGTAGCAAATGAAACATGACTATCAGATGTTGATTCACTGAAAAAATTGGATAAAGTATAGTTTGCAAATCGAGTATTATAAAGTGTTTTTTGTGATTGGTCGGTTGAATCATTTCCAATTCTATCAGTATTATTAAACATATATGAACTAATGTTTGCCATTTTATAAAACTTGGTTTATATTATAATACGAGAAGGAAATTTCTAAATAATTATGAATATTTGAATTTTATAAACCAAATATTCATATCCAAAAACTTAATATAATGTGTAATGACTCATATTACGTGCTAATGAGAATGGGTTACCCTCCTTGGAACTAATAGCACTACCATAACAAAATTGTGCAAATGCATTTGAATCATTTGGAATTGTTGTACTAGGATTACTATTAAATTGTCTTAATGATTGTTCAAATACTAAATTATCACCTAAACTATTAAACAATTTATCAGCAATATCTGGTTGGTCTGGATTTGCTTCCTTTACAAATTGTTTAGCACTCGATAATATTTGCTCATTAATATTTTTATTAAATGATGGAGGAGCAGGTTTTTTATTTGGATTATAATCATAATCCGGTAATAAAACATTATCAAATGGATTTTGTGATGTAGGTTTGTCAAAAATATTTGGGTCAATTGGAATATTGTTTTGTTTCAAATAATCTTTTGCTGGGCTATCAAACCCCTCTTTCAAATCTTCCAATGATTTCTTTGATTCTACTTTTGATTTTTCTTTCTTATGATAGTAATGCATAAGATATATAGCACCAATGGTTACTAGACCTATTAATAAAACACGAATACTTTTTGAAAATATCAAACCAACAACTGTTAAAATAATTACTGAACGGGTAACAGCATTTAATTTTTGCTCATATGTCATATTTTCTACTGGAAAAAATTCAAAAATGTATTTTTGTTGAAATAAAATATTAGGGTCTTCTGACCAAAATGGTACATATTTTGATTTTTTATTATAATTTAGATTCAACATACTATCTACACTTTGATTAGTATCTATTTCTATTACTTTATTATTCGATAAATCAAATTCTACTTTATTTGATTTTAATGTTTGCTGACTCATTTATAAAAATTATATATATATCTTGAGTATATAATTCCCTAGTAAGAAGATACGATTTTACTAAATATGTGTTTTTATTTTTGATTTATAGATTACTATTATTTTCCAAAATTTCAGATAATGGCTTTTTTATACATTTATCATCTATCTCTAATGTATCACATTTAGTTTCCTGTGGAACAATTTTCAAAATACATTTTGATTTTTCGCCATACAATGGTTCTGTACAACCTTTTTCACCAATCTTTTTGATTTTTATCGTCCTTCTTTTGATATCTTTATAACTTTTCGCGCATCTTGAACGAAAATGTTCATACCGTTCTCTTACCATTTCATAAGTTAAACCCGATTTCTTATTCAACATTTTGTTTATAATCTCATGTAATTGATAGATATATCTAGAAAATGTATCGCGTGATTCCATATTTTTCATTTTTAATGGTAATTTTTTGAAATTTTTACAGAGATTTTTACGACATTTACCACATGGTAATACATATCGCAGACTCATAATAAAATCATAGTAATGTTGTTTATCTTTACATGATGGTTTGATAGGGTAATTGAAACTCATTGTGTGTAAATAATGCCACATACTTGGTCCCCATACCGTAGTAAGCATACCATCATTACTATTATAATCGTTTTCTGAATATATTTGTTTATTTTTTATGGTTTTATTTTTTGATATATTATTTTTTATGGTTTTATTTACCATTTAGAAGTTATATTTATATAATCATCATAAAATAATGTTTCCTAAATTTTAGCGATAAATTGGTTAAACTAATTTATCAAAACTATATATACTATGTCAAATTTCATCGAAGTCGCTAAAAAATACATTCGTCCTTATTACTATTATATTATTGCTATTGTTGTTTTCATTATCTTTATTTATGCTGGTGTATATTCATATAATACATTTTATGCTAAAAAAGTCGCAAATAAATATTCAGATGTAGCAAACTCAAATCGTCGTAACAAAGAAGTTAATATATTATTTTTCCATGTTGATTGGTGCCCTCATTGTAAAAAAGCTCTGCCTGAATGGAATAATTTCAAACAAAATTATGAAGGTAAAGAAGTTAATGGATATGTAATTAAGTGTATTGATATGGACTGTACAAACGAAACTAGTGATATTGCCCGTGCTATCAATACATATAGCATCGATTCTTATCCTACAATAAAAATGTTGAAAGATGACCAAACAATTGAATTCGATTCAAAAATAACAAATTCTTCTCTTGAACAATTTGTAAATACTATGTTGAATTAATATGATTGACATCATTGACATTATGCATATCATTGACATCATTGACATCCTTGATATCATCAATATCATTTGAATTATTTGTAACTAAACCCGCACCCAATTGAATCAAGTTTATTCTTTCTTCTATGCTTGTAGTCGCATTATAAATATCATATAATGATACCGACGGTCTTTCCACAATAAACTCATTTTTTATTTCTATTTTATCATATTTTGAAATATTTTTGATAAGTTTATTCAATATCATAATAATAAAATCTAATAATGATGATTCAGAATCCATATTTGGTTTATCTTGTTTCCTTGATTTACGATTTAAAGCTATTATTTCATCCGGGGTTGCACCATTTTCAATACATTTAATTAATGGATAATTCATTAAAAATCCTCCATCACAATAACATTTATTCTCTATCAAATATGGCGTAAATACAACAGGAAGAGCACATGAACAATATACTGCATCTATTACTTTCCAATTCGGGTGAGTTTTATAAGATATATCTATTGTTTCAAATTTGTTCATCTCTGTAGTAAAAATATGAATATCTATTTTTGTCAATTCATATAATTCTTGCATTGTAATATCGATTGAAATATCTTTACCATTAAATATAGGTAAAAACGTTTCACGAATAGATTTGATATTAAAAATTCCCTTTTTATTGAAAGATTCAAATATTGAATATATATTAAAATTAAAAACATTATTCCATGGGCGTTTAATCAAAAAATTATCTAATGTTTCCCAATCATAATTGAATGTCAATAGAATTATCAATATAGAACCGACTGACGTTCCGTACATCGATTCAATATCTTCTAATTTCCATAATTCTTTTTTATGACATTCACGTAAAATGCCATAATACGAAAAACCAGTAACACCACCACCTGCACATACTATATGTTTGATTGTTGATTTTTCTGTACCTAGTTTACTTTCTAATTCAATTTCCTTTTCCATTTTTCAATTGTATATTAGTTTTTCTAATAACACTATATTTTTTTGTATATTTTTACAAAAAAATATATTAAATCATAATATAATGTCTTCTTTCTTATTTAATAATGATGAAGAATCTACTAGAAATATTAATATAGACGACCTTTATGAAAAACAACAACAGCGGGATTTAAAACAACTTTCTATATTTAATAAAATATTGAATCGAATTCATAAACGTATAACTACTATCTCAAAAACAAAACCAAATGAAAAACATATTTGGTTTACTGTTCCTGAATATATATTTGGAGAACCTGTTTATGATAAAGGTGATTGTACTGGCTATCTGGTAATGAAGTTGGAAAATAATGGCTTTCATGTTCGGTATCTACATCCCAATACTTTATTTGTCTCTTGGATGAATTGGGTTCCTTCTTATGTTAGAAGTGAATTTAAGAAAAAAACTGGAATTGTTTTAGATGAAAAAGGTAATATTATTCATAAAAAAGAAGAAGAAGAAGAAGAAAAAAATGAAATCAATATGAATGAAAAACAAGTGAACATAAGCAAAAATGGAAAACAATATACTCCTATTGATAAATACAAACCAACTGGCAATTTAGTATATAATCCTGAAATGTTTGAAAAAATAGAAAAAAAAGTTTCATTTTCTTAATTTACGACTTTTTGATTTTCTAGTTCTATATTTTTTAGTTTTACGATTTTGTTTTTTAGATTTAGATTTTTTCATTTTATAGTTTTTGGTTTTATTCGTTTTTATATACTTTAACCCACCTTTAAATACATTAGTTGGTTCGACTGGTTTTTCTTCTGTAATTGGGTTTTCTTCTGTAACTGGTTTTTCTTCTGTAACTGGTTTTTCTTCTGTAATTGGGTTTTCTTCACTAACTGGTTTTTCTTCACTAACTGGGTTTTCTTCACTAAATTCACTTGCAGGTTCTAATCCAACTGATTTTTCTTCTTCAATTGACTTTTCCATATTCTCCATTTTTTCTTTTTCCATATTTTCTTTCAAAATATCAGCTATGGGTTGAACAAGTTCTTTCAGAAATACAGGGTCGGCTTCGATTATCTTATCTTTTATTGCTTTAGTAGCTATATTCACTATTTCAGACTTGTCTGATTGTAAAATTTTACAAATTTCAGTTTTGACTGTTTCTTCAATACCTTTAGCTGCACCACTTCCTAATGCTCCTGCACTATCACCTGCAAGCTTACCTACTAAATTCATTCCTGGTATATTTTTCAAAAATGCTGACATATTAGATTATAATATAATGATAAAAAAATTTGAATTATAAAATTGAATTCAAATTTTGAATTATAAAATTGAATTCAAATTTTGAATTTTTATTAACTGATAATTAGTAAAATGATTCTATCTGAAAAATTTAAAATTAAGGTTAAAAGACTAAAAAATAATTCTCTTGAAAATGTAAAACTCATGGAATCCATAGTAGAAACAAATAATTATCATGATACAACCATAAAAAAAATTTCATCAATTGAGTCAATTTCAAATAACAGTAATCAAAATAAAAAAACAAAAAAAAAAAAAAGTGGATTATCTTCTTTTGAAAAATCAAAATTATGGAATGTTTTTGATAATGACAAAAAACTTTTGAATAGTGATTCAGAAGAAACATCATCAGATAAAAAAGAAATTCCATTAGAAACAATTTATATAAAACAAAATGAATCATGTGAATTATGTAATTCATCATTGATGATAATGGAGGATGGGTTTCCTACTTGTACAAGTATAACATGTGGTATTATTTGTAAAGATACTTTAGACTATTCACCTGAATGGAGATTTTATGGAGCTGATGATAAAAATGCAAATGACCCTACCCGGTGTGGCAATCCAATTAATCCTCTTTTAGTAGAATCATCTTTCGGATGTAAAGTTTTATGTAATACTAAATCTTCTTATGAAATGAAGAAAATACGTAAATGGACTGAATGGCAATCTATGCAGA